TGCATGGCCTTTATCATGGCCTCGGTGCCGTGCTGGTCTATGTACTGCTGGCGCTCGAAGCTGCTCATGTTCTGGAAGCGGTTCCTGGCAGTCTGGCGCTTGGCTACACGCTCATGCATGAAGGGTACGCCCACAGGCTTGGTCTTCCGCATCTCGCTGAGTTGCTCCTTGAGTAGTAGTACGGCGTCGGTGAACTCGTTGGTCTTGCTCATCCGGCTAGATTCCCTCCTGTTCGGCCTGGGGCCATGGTGTTGGGGGTCAGTCCCTGTCGGAGTTGGGAGGCTGCGGCGGGTGCGCCACCAGTCTGCCCCATGGATTGCTCCATAGGCATACCGTCTGGCCCAAGTAAACCGGTAGCGCCGCCAGCGGCCCCGCCGCCCTGCCCTCCTCCCTGAGACATGGCTATAGCTCTTTCGACGAGGGCTTCTATGCCCTCTTCCCTCGCTACCTCGAGGGCCATCGCCTGGTGGATCATGGGGTTCTTGCGTACCCAGTCCATGAGCAGGCGCTTGCGCTCACCGGATGCGTCTTCCAGGTGGGCGTCGGCAGACCAGTAGGTCTCCATGGACTTGAGACCTGCGGCAACCTCCTGGAGTCCCAGTTGGCGCTGTTGCAGTTGGAGTACGGGGTCAACCAGGTCGAAGCTGATGTTGACCGAGTAGTCGGATTCTATATAGGAAGGGCGTATGCGCTTGCCCCTTACTGTCAGGTCCAGGTCCAGCAGGTCGATGAGCTGGAGTATCTGGGACGAGGCTACGGTGGCCAGGTGTTCCAGTTGGCGGGCTACAGATACGAACTTGCGGCCCGCTGCCGTGGAGAGTATGGCCTGTTGGCCTACCGTGGAGACGCCCTGCTCACGGACCCCTGCCAGGGCACGGGAGAAGGTGCCTTCCTCTATGTCTCGGGACAGCCACTCCTCGGTGGCGAACATCCAGCGGGGGAGCTGGGGTATGTCCATGCGCCAGACATCACCCCTGTCGGACATCTCTATTATGTCACCCTGGTCGAGCTGATCACGGAGTTCCTCGGCCCCCATGCGTGTGCCGATGGGGTTGAAGGTGGCGTCCATGAGGGCGTTGTGTCGGCCCGATACAGCCTGCGCCTGGGCACGGACATCGGATATGACGGAGTCGAGTATTCCCACGGCCAGGTTGGCGGGGTCTATCCTGTCGGAGTTGGTGGGTTCCTGCCCGAAACCGGCATAGGCGTGGGAGTAGGGTACGAAGCCCCAGGTGTTCTTCTCCGTGAAGAGTAGTCGCTTCATGGTGCGGTACTCACGTCCGGTGCCTGTGACGTAGCCGGATACCATCATGGCATGCCAGCACTCGGTCCAGTACTCGTCGGTGAGGATAAGCTCGAAGGGCCGGTTGTTGCGTACCTCCCACACGTCCACTGGGCGTCCCCTGCCCTTGCGGGACACGGTGAGTTCGTGGAGGTCCTGTGAGAAACGGCGGGCGTGTCGTATGGCTATGCGGGGGCGCTTCTCCCAGGGGTCCAGTAGTATGCGGGCTGGGTGGGGCGCACGGGTGCGGAACGGCATGGCGGTGCGCCGGTAGTGTTCGTGGAGTCGCAGGTTGGTGCGGTAGTCCTCTTCCGAGTCGCCATTGCGGGAAGGCTCGTCTGCACGGCGCTGTAGGACGTTGGAGTCCAGGCCGAGTTCGTGTATGGCGTAGCCCAGGTGTACCAGGTTCTTGCCCTCCTGCTTCCAGGTGAGGGAGGGTTCGAGCAGGGCTGACTCGTCTAGGATGGCCTTTAAGCCCTCTTCCACCCTGTCGGCGTTGGACCGGGACTCCTCGCTCTGCCGCACGGGATGGCGGTGGGGTGTGGGTTCGGACGCTAGTTGGTGGTCTACGGCATGATCTACCAGGGATGTGGGACGGGCGGGCTTGAGCCAGCCTGGGCGGGTGTGGGATTCGGCATCGTCCCATACCGAGTATGTGCGGAAGTAGTAGGAGTCGTACTTCTCCCAGTTACGGTGAGCGCCGGTCCACACCTCCTTCAGGTGGGAGCGGTACTGGTCTATGACGTTGGCGTCGGGTTCGTCTTCAAAGCCGTTAAAGGGCATGACTTAACTCCATCGGGACCAGTTCCTCCGTCTTCGGCGTTGGGTGTCGGCACGGCGTCCCCGTTCCGAGGCTGAGGGGCGGGCGTACTGTCGCATCTGCCAGGCTATGCCCACCGCCATGGGGTAGTCGTCATGGGTGCCTGATTGGGCCTCTATGCGTCCACGCTTGTCGGGGTTGCGTATGACTGTGAAGAACTGGGACAGGCCCTCGCCGTTGGGCACGGTGATGGCACGGGAGTGTATGGCCTCTATCAGGTCTCCCCACAGGACGTAACGGGACCCACCGGCCATGCCAGCGGTGTCGTAGGTGTGCCAGCCTGGATGGTCGGAGTCCCTATGGTACAGGCGCTTGTAGCGGAGTTCCTGGGCCATGGTTATGGTAAGTATACCCCAATCGTTGTCCTCTATGGCCCATATGGGGGAATCGTAGCGATTGAGGAGGTCTACGGAGGCTACGGAGAGTTCGGTTGGGTTGAGTACCTGGCTGTAGATGTCGGCGGCTATGTAGCCTGTTACGGCATCGAGGACCACGGTTACGGCGAAGTCCCTGCCTGTTCCGTGGGATGTGTCCGTCCCGGCAGCGTAGCGCTTGCCAGGTTGGAAGGGCTGGTAGATGTTGGCCTGTACGCCGTTTCCTAGAGTCAGGCGCTCGACGGGTTCCCTGGTGTCCTGCTTCATAAGGGTGAGTACGTCCATGTCGAAGGCCGCAAGGGCACGGGCGGGTGCGAAGGCTTCTTCCTCGGTCTCGGGGTGTTCCTTCTGGAAGAGGGCCTGGTCGGGGTACTGGACCTTGCGCTCGTCGTACCACTCCTGATCCCGCTCCGGCCTGGAACGCCATCCGAAGAAGAGGCGGGCGAAGCCGTTCTGGGGGGAGTTCTGGTAGAGCTGCTGGAAGAGGGACCCCATGTGGTAGGGGTTCACGGTGGATGTGACTACGAGCTGGCCGTTGTTGTCGTCCAGGCCTGGCTTGACGGAGTTGTAACAGGCGTCGAGGTATTCGTGGAAGTCGGCCTCGTCGATGACTACGAGGGTGGGGTTGAGTCCACGTCCGGCTGCTTCGGTGGAGGGCATGGTTATTATGCGGGAGCCTGACTGGAAGGTCATCTGCTCCCTGTTGTCAGGCTGGACCAGGGGCTGCTGGAGTTCGGCGGGCAGGGACTCGTATGTGGCACGGGACTTGGACAGGAACTCCCAGGCGTCTCTCTCGCCCTTCGAGAAGACGAGGGCCAGGGCGTTGGGCGTGAAGCTGGCATGGTGGAGGACGTAGGCCGATAGTATGGTGGTTATGCCTATCTGGCGTGATTTGGCCCATATGACCATGCGGGAGTCGTCCATGGTTGATATGGCCTTCTGTAGGTGGGGCCAGTCACGGAGTTCGACCATGCCGGTGCCAGGCTCGATCACACGAACATAGGGTAGAAATTTTTGGAAACTGCGTCTTCCCATCTCGAAACCTGCGAGACGGGCTACCTGCTGCTTATCTTCGTGTGTAAGTGTCATATGTAAGTGATTTTTAGAAGCTGGTTCATAAGAACTGGTTTATAAAAGTTGGTTTATAAAAGCTGGTTTATAAAAGTGCCTGTCTAGCGCTAACACCACGCCTATACCGAGGATACCCCCCGGCCTTATGGTACCGTCGGCATCCCCCCCTCGCTCCAGGACTGCCGGTCCAGTCTACTCGTGCGGTGACAGGTTATCTTCTGCGACTGATTGCAGGTAACAATCAATCTAGTCTAGCCTCACCCTCGACTGTGCCAGGTTGGGCTAATTGGCTATGCTGCCTGGCCAGACTTTCGAGTTGATCCATGGATAATCTAGCAAGTCTAGTGAGTACGTCATAGCCTGTCATGTTGTCCGTATCTGCCCTATCCCCGCCACCTATGCCGCAAGCTTTGCCTATCAACTCGATTGCCTTGATCGAGGCCGCAAATTGACCGGCTTGATGTGCTGCCTGGCTACGCCGCCAAAGCTCAAGCACATACCGTTCACGAGTCCAGCTAGAATCAATCGCTGATTCCTGTCTAAGCTCGTTGATTCTTGTGGCTATATTAGGCTTGTGGGCTAATTTAGAGGCTGTTGGGTAGATAGACGAAGCTTTGGCTGTCTTGGTGTCATATGCTGCCTTGTATGCATCTGATAGGCTCATGTTAGAGGCTACAGCTTGGGCAAAGCTTTCTTGTTTGACGGTCAACATAGCTCGACGCTACCACAGGCAGTTATCAGATTGATACGCACCACGCCATTGGGGGGGGGTGTCTCTTGCTACCTTGAGAGACTGCCCACGCCTGGACCGTCAAAAACTCATAAAAACTCGCAAAATTCACGCCTGAGAGAATGTTGACATCATGATGTTGTGTCGTTACGCTTGACAGGCCACAAGGCGCAGTGGCCCAGCGTAAGTAACAAGCCGCCAGGCACAAAATTTATAGGACAGGTGAGACCAAATGACTATCACGATTAGGCAAGCCCAAGAGACGGCGGGAACACTCTCAAACCCTAGCAAGATGCCAGGCAAAGGTACCAGTACACCGGCCAGTAAATGCCACACCGGGAGC